GAAACAGTATTAAGATTTGGTGTTGTTATTAATGAAGCAACTATAAAACAAGAACTTATGAGAATGGGCATAAATAAAACTTCTAGCGAGATTACCAATCAAGAAAAGGTAATGGCTAGATTGAATCTTATCATTGCAGGTACAGCAGATGCTCAAGGGGATGCAATAAATACCAACACAAGTTTTGCAAATTCTATGAAAGCATTAGGTGCTGAGTTTGAAGAATTTATGGTTGAAGCCATAGCACCTATGTTACCTGCATTATCTGATATGGTTCGCTCTATTAAAGAATCCATCATAGAAACAAAAGAGTTTTTAAGATCAATAGGTCTTTTAAGTGAATTAAATAAAGTCATTCCTATCGTAGAACAACTTGAAAAAAACCAAGATAAACTTTCTATAGCTAATGCTAAATTAGCAGAGGAAACAAAACTACTTAATGCCATACAAAATATGACCTTTTTGGAAAAGGGTAAGGAAGCTATTAAGGCTAATGGTGAGTTTGGTCTCTCAATATATCAAGGTGAAAAAGCTGTAAAGGATAGAATTGAAGCTCTAAAAGAAGAAATAAATCAAATAAATGCACATAAAAACAGTATAATTTTTGATTCAGAAATTAGAGAAATCAATACAACAAAAATTAAAAAACAAACAGATGCAATAAAAGATTTAAATGAACAAAAAGCAAAAGCGACTGATGGAACTGCTTTGGGAATAGATGAAAGTATGGGTGGGGTTGCACCTACTTTTTCACAAGAGGAAAGACTAACTGGGTTACAAGAACTCGCAAGTTTAGAAATGCAAATTCAAGAAGAAACTTTCCAAAATAAATATAAGAAAATTCAAGAGCAAGATGAATTATTAGCTGAATTAGATAGAATTAGAGCAGAAGACAAAATTGCTCTTGCTTATGAAACTGCACAAAAAGAAATGGATATTAGAAAGAAACTATTTGATGATAATTTTAATCTAATAAAGTCTGGTAAAGCAGGTGAAATCAAATTAGAAGAAATGTCTGGTAAAGATAAAACTAAATTGGCTATGAAAGTTGGTAGGGAAGCATTAGACCAATTAGCACAAAGTAATAAAAAAGCATTTCAATTAAATAAAGCATTTAAATTAGCTGATGCTATAATGAGTACTGCTCAAGGTGTAACCGCAGCATTAGGCTCAATGAATATACCACTAGCTATTGCTATAGGTGCTTTAGGTGCTGTTCAAGTAGCTACAATTATGTCATCTAAATATCAAGGTAGAAGACTTGGCGGTAGAATGAACCAAGACCAACCTTATTTAGTGGGTGAAGCAGGACCAGAATTAGTTGTGCCAGATAAACCCTCAAATGTAGTGCCAAATGGTCAGTTAGGTGGAATGGGGAAACAAGTAAATGTTAATTTTAATATAACTACAGTAGATGCTACTGGGTTTAGTGAATTATTAGTAAATAGCAGGGCAACTATTGTCAATGTTATTAATCAAGCCTTAAATGAAAAAGGAAAAGAGGTGCTTGTATAATGCCTGGTCAATTCCCAACAAGTCCACAAGCAAGTAGTGCTGATATAGGTTCAGAGCAAAAAACTATAGTGACAACCACAACTTCTGGTAGGGTTCAAACTAGACAAATTGATGGGCAAAAATTCACTCTGAAATTATCCTACCCTCCTATGAGAAGAACAGATTTTGCACCCATTAAAGCCTTTTTAATGAAGCAGAGGGCAAGGTTAAACACTTTTACTATAATACCACCAGTTGTTTCTAATGCACAGGGTGTCGCTACAGGCACGATAAGTGTTGATGGTGCTATAAGTGCAGGAGCTACAACTTGCACTATAGATGGTATGACAGTAAGCACTAATGATATATTAAAGGCAGGGGATTACTTTAAATTCGCAAGTCATGAAAAAGTTTATATGGCTGTTGAAGATTTAGATTCAGATGGTACAGGCTCTGGAACATTAACCTTTGAACCACCTTTAAGGGAAGATGTCGCTGATGATATTCAATTAACCTATGATAATGTGCCTTTTTTTGTAAGATTGGCAAATGATGTTCAAGAATATTCTATTATAACTAATGACCTTTATAATTATGAGGTTGACTTAATAGAAAGTTTGTAAATGGCTAGAGACCTTACCACAGCAGTCAAAAATGAATTGGCAACCGATAGTCTGCAACCTATTAATCTTATTTATATTAATGTAGGTGCAGGTTTAAGGGTTACTGACCATTATAAAAACGTAACTTATGATAGTAATACATATACAGCTTCTTCTTTGTTTACTAAGTTGTCGGCAGTAACTGAATCCTCAGAAATACAAGTCAGCAATATCACAGTTACTTTTACAGGTGCTGACCAAACTATAACCTCATTGTTTCTAAGTAATCCTTATTTAGAAAAAGAAGCTGAAATATATAAAGGATTTATTGATGGCAATGAAGCTCTAATATCTGACCCATTTTTGTTATTTAAGGGCAGGATTGAGTCATTTAGTATTAATGAAACCCTTAATAATTCTAGGGTTAACGTGTCTATAGCTTCTCATTGGGCGGATTTTAGTAAAGTAGAGGGTAGAAAAACAAATACAGGTTCACAACAACTACACTTTCCAGATGACTTAGGCTTTGAATTTGCAAGCCAAACAGTTCAAGATATCAAGTGGGGTAGGTCATGATGGAAGATGTTGTGGGATTGTTTAAGCAGTTTGAGAAATATGAAAATAAATCTACAAGACAGATAGAGAATTATTTAAAACCATCAATAGAGCTAAATCAATATGTAACTTTTTATGATGAACATAGTATAGTTGGCTTTGTGAATTGGGCATATTTACATCATTTAGTACAAGAAAGATTTAAATTAACTGGTAAAATAAAACGGAATGAATGGAACTCTGGTAATAACTTATGGTTAATTGATATCTTATCAATAGATAATACTTTTGCTATGATGAGATGGGTGTATAATTATTTTAAAAAAGAATTGAAAGTCAATAATTCAATAAACTGGTGCAGAGTTGATGATGGTGTTTATAGGGTTGGACAAAAGTTTAAAAGGGATTTTCACTAATGGGTAGCGTTGTTGATGCTGTTGTCAATGTCGTAAATGACTTTATTGGTTGGCTATTGCCTATTCCAGATGTGCCAGAGTTTGGAGCTTCTGAGCAGGTTCGTGGTGTATTAATTAATAAACAGTCTAATAATGCTCAAATACCAGTTGTTTATGGAAGAAGAAAAGTAGGTATTACTCGTGTTTTTGTTGAGTCATCTGGAACAAATAATCAATATTTATATATTGCAGGTGTTGTTTGTGAGGGTGAAATAGAAGAAATTGAAGAGATTTATATAGATGATAAAAGGGTTTATTTTGATGGCGATTTAGATGATGGAGTAATAAGAGAAGTTGAAGAAGATGATATTAACTTCTATAAAGGTAGCTCACATGTACAAATACAAGCCTTTTATGGCACAGATGACCAAATAGCATCTTCAATACTTACAACCTCATTAAATTGGACTTCAAATCATAGATTAAGAGGTGTTTGCTATCTTGCTTTAAGGCTTAAATGGAATGCAGATATATTTAGTTCTATTCCAGATATTAAAGTAATTTTAAAAGGCAAAAAGGTTTATGACCCAAGAGATGCTACAACAAAATATTCACAAAACTCTGCTTTAGTTTTATTGGATTATTTAAGAAATACAAGATATGGCAAAGGCTTACCAGATGATGCTTTTGAACCTAACTTTGCATCTTTTCAAACTTCTGCAAATGAAGCGGATACATTAATACAACCAAGAACAGTAACTGTTACACCAGTTGCAGGATTAACAAAGCAAGACTTTAATGGCACTTATGCTTATAGACCTGCTTTCTTTGTGGGTAGGCATATACAAGGCGAAGAAACACAAATAACATCTATTGATAGAAGGAGTACAGGTCAATATACATCTGATAGATATTTTGGTTATATTAACCCTGCACAAACAGGAACATATCAATTCCAAACAGAGTCAGACGATATGAGCACCACATATATTGGTGATAATGGACAAACAGTTGATGAATTATTTAGGGAAATAGAACTTAATAGTAACTCTAAACGGATTATTAGTCAAAGGATAGGATATTCAGCGATTGCTAATAAAGATTTAACAGCAGGTGGTCAATATCCTATAATTATTTATCTTGGAAATTACAAATTTACTGGCAGATTATCTTTTTTTTGGGGATTTGATGGGGGAGCTTTAACAACTGATTTAAGTACAATTTATTCAAATGGTGAAAATGTAACAGATATTGTTCCAGAAATAATTAAATTTGAAACTAATGCTGTTTTAGATACCGACCAAAAAGTATTGGAAAACGTCAAAAAACTAACAAATCCAATGAGTGCTTTGTTTACTTATAGCAATGGTGTTTATAAAGTTAAAATTGAGGGTACTGGTTCAGCTATCAAAACAATAACAGCAGACCACGTTGTTGGGGGTGCTAAAGTTCTAGGTGAGAGAAAAAATAATAAATATAATCGAGTTATAGGAACATTTGTAAACCCTTTTAAGAATTATCAAAACGATACAGTTAGTTTTCCTCCCGCTGATGATAGTAATGTAGAAACAGCTTTTAAACATGCTACATTGCTTGCAGAAGACAATAACACACTATTAGAGGGTAATTTCCAATTCCCTAATGTAACCAACACATATAATGCTGAAGCACTATGTGAGATTATATTAAGACGTTCTAGAAACCAATTACAGATACAGCTAACATTAACCTCAGAATTTTTAGAATTAGAAATAGGGGATATTATAGCTATTACATACCCTACAGGTGGATTTGATGCCAAACCATTTAGAGTTTTGGGTATGGAAATTAATGAAGATTTAACAGTAAATGTCCAGTTGTTCGAACACCAAGATAATTTTTATACATTTAACGAAAAGAACCCAATCCCAACAATAGCAGATACGACATTACCAAATCCATTTATAGTACAAGAGCCAGTAATTATTGTATCAGATGAGCTTAGAGCCTTAAATGAAGAAGCTATTAGTGTTCTATTAGTTGAGGTAAGTGCTACTGATGAATTTATAGTGGATTTTGAGGTACAAGCTAAAAAAAGCACAGATACTGCTTATATAAACTTAGGTAGGGGTGCTAGTTCTAATTTTGAGCTTGCTAACGTAGAAGATAATGCGGTTTATGATGTTAGGGCAAGGTCAGTATCATCTATTAGTAGGTCGGTATTTGTATCAGCACAACATCAAGTAGTAGGTAAAACTGCACCACCTGCTGATGTAACAAATTTTCAAGTGAATATTATAGATACAGAAGCTCATTTGAGTTGGACACCAGTACCAGATTTAGATTTATCACATTATATTATTAGACATAGCCCTTTAACTAGTGGTGCTATATTCTCTAATGCTATAACTTTAATTGATAAGGTATCAAGACCTGCAAATACAGTAACTGTTCCTGCACTAACAGGCACTTATTTTATAAGGTCAGTTGATAAAATTGGGTTAAAATCACTTAATGCTACAAGTAATGTTACATTAATTAATAATGTAAAAAACCTAAACTTTGTTGCAAGTTCTACACAAGACCCCACTTTTACAGGCACAAAAACAGATGTTATTGTTGTTGATGATGCTTTAATACTTGAAACAGCTTTGTTTGATAGTGTTTCTGGCGATTTTGACGATGCCGTTGGAAACTTTGATGGTGGTGGCGGTACAGTTTTATCAGAGGGAACATATGACTTTGACACATACATAGATGCAGGTGGAGTTTATAGTAGTAGGATAACAGCCACAGTAAATATGGAACGTCTTGACTATGTGAATTTATTTGACGATGCACAGGGTAATTTTGATGCTAGAGAGGGTTTATTTGATGGAGCTAATGATACCTTTGGAGATGTTAACGTACAGCTACAGATAGCTAAAACAGACGGAGACCCAGTAAGTGGCACATACTCTAATTTTCAAAAGTTTAATGTTGGTGATTATACTGGCAGGGCATTTAAATTTAGGGCAGTTTTAATAAGTGATGATGTTGAAGCAACACCTAAAGTAACAGGTTTGTCAGTACAAGTAGATATGCCAGAAAGGGTATATTCCGAAAAAGACATTGCTAGTGGAACTGATACGAATGGTAAAGTAATAACATTTAGCCCTGCATTTAAGGAGATATCTGGAGTAGGTATTTCTGCAAGTAACTTGGCTAGTGGTGATTATTATGCTATAACAAGTAAAAGTGCTACTGGTTTTACTATAGAATTTTTTAACAGTTCCAATACCACAATAGACAGAACATTTGATTATGTGGTAAGAGGGTATGGAGAACTAGCATCATGAGGTTAGAATATGTCACAAAATGATTTTACGTTAGCAAACCAAAGTTTTCCTGCCTTTAGAGCAGATTTAAACTCAGCTTTACAAGCACTAGCAAGCAATAGTTCTGGAGGTTCAGCACCTAGCACAACTTTTGCTAATATGTGGTGGTACGATACTTCAAACAACATAATGTATATCAGAAACGAAGATAATGATGCTTGGATAAAGTTTGCAGAATTAGACCAAGCTAATGATAAATTCGTTTTAAGTGGCACATTACAACTAGATGATGGAACAGTATCAGCACCTGCTTTAACATTTAACTCTGATACTAATATGGGTATCTATAGAGGTGGCACAGACATATTAAAGTTTGTAACAGCAGGAACAGATGCTGTAACGATAGATGCTAGTCAAGATGTTACTTTAGCAGGAAGCCTAAACTTTGCAGACAATGAAGCAATACGTTTTGGAGCAGGTCAAGATTTACAGCTATATCACGATGCTTCATCTGGAAACAGTTTTGTTCTTGAACAAGGAACTGGTTCATTAATTTTGCAAGGAACAAATATACAACTTAAGGCTACTGATAGCACTTCTCTTGCTGAATTTAATGATGCAGGTGCAGTTAGCTTAAGATATAGTGGCGACCTTAGACTAGCAACCACCACAACAGGCGTTGACGTAACAGGTACATTGACTGCTGATGATAAAATCAATATAGATGCAAGTAATAATTCAAGATTAAACATTAAAGAAGCAACATCTTCAGACCAAAACACGCAGTTTTTGCAAACTTCTGGTGATTTGCTTATCAGGACATTAAATGATGCAGAAACTGTTGCCACAAATCGTATTGTACTAGACCATTCTACAGGAGACATCAGCTTCTACGAAGACACAGGCACAACACCAAAGCTATTTTGGGATGCTAGTGAAGAGCGATTGGGGATAGGGACTAGTAGTCCTACTGCTAGTCTTGAAATTTCAGGAACAGATGGTGCTAACAATTTAATCGTTGGTTATAACGATACTGATTTTGCCATTTATACGGATAGCACAGTCGGTGAAATTAGGTTAAAAGCTGAAGACGGAAGTGGCAGTAACTTTTCTAAGTTTATGTCATTTTACACACAGCCTTCTGGTTCTTCGGCAGAAGAAGCAATGCGTATAGACAGCAATGGAAGAGCCTTAATAAATTTAACTGGAGTAGTTCAATCTTCTAATGCAAAGTTACAGATTAGCAATACTGCTAATAATGTTGTTTTACTTAACAGAACAAATGATGGTGACCAAATAACTTTTCATGTCAATGGAAACTCTGCATCAGGAAGTATTGGTGTTTTGTCTTCAAGATTATTTATTGGTAAAACAGATACAGCATTATTTTTCAATGACACTAGTGATGCAATTACTCCATACAATATTGATACAGTTTCTCAAAGTAATGGTGAGATTGATTTGGGTACAACTAATATTGCTTTTAGAAATCTATATCTATCAGATGGTGTAGTCTTTGGTAGTACTGGTGGTGCTGTAACAAGCAAAACTTTGGATGACTATGAAGAGGGTACTTTTACACCTGTTATTTCTGCTTCCTCATCAGCACCAACAGTAACTTATGGTTCTGACTATGCTAAATATATTAAAATAGGTAGTCTTGTGTGGATTGCAGTAGCTTTTCACACAACTGCAGTTACTGGTGGAGGGGGTTCAGCACAAATTGGTGGTTTACCATTCACTTCAACAGGAGATGTTTATGGTATGTTAAATGGTGGTCTTGTAAATGTTGATGTTGATAATGCTACTTATTCTTTAGTTGCACGAGTCCTGAATAGTAATACTGTAGCAAGGTTTCAACAATATAGAGATAATACAAGTGATGCGTCTATTACTATAGGCTCATTAAGTGGAACTGTGTTTTATCAATTTTCAGGATGCTATAGCACGCAATAACCAACCCTATTGGACATAGGGTAGTCAGTCCATTAACCAAAAGGAGATAAAAATGGCATTAACAGAAGAAACAATACAAGACAAAATAGAAGTCGTAGGTGAGTTCAAGCACGTTCAAGTAAGAACAGCAGTGGTCATCAAGAGAGATGGCACAGAGATAAGTCGTAGCTTCTCAAGGCACGTTGTTGCACCTGATATAAGTGCAACTGACTTAGCCAATGAGAGTACAGAAGTACAAGCAATATGCAATGCTGTACATACTGATGCAATCAAGACAGCATATGCAACACATTTAGCAAATCAGGAGGTATAAATGGCAGTAACTTATGA